GTGGCCGATCCGAGCGTGATCTACATGGGCGAGATCCGGAAGCGCACGAAGCTCTCGGAGCTCCGGATCCAGTCGGAGCTGCGCCGGCGGAAGATCCAGCCGCTTGCGCCACCGCAGCGCGGGTACGCGACGGCGTGGCCGCGTAAGGCGGTCGAGGAGATGATCGCGGAGCTGGCGAAGCCGGTCGTGAAGCCTCCGCCTAACATCGCCGAACCGGCGCCAGTGGTAGCGGCCGTGTCCGAGAAGCGGGTGCCCACGAAGCCGGCGAAGGCGAACGTGTACGACGAAGCGCGCGTGCTGATTCGCGGTCGCATGGCGGAGCTGGAGGGGTACTTGGAGGCGGTGAACGTGCTCGAGAAGTACGGCATCGACCCGAGCGCAGTGCTCGACGCGCTGCGGAAGACGCTCGGGGTCGAGCTGTGACAGACCACCACCTCGCCGACTCGATCCTGCGCGCCTACCTGGCCGAGCGCGCGCACCGGCGAAATCCGTACCCGCGATGCAGCAGCGGCTTCGGCAGCGCCCGCCACGTGAGCGCCTGCCACAGCGCACCGACCCGCGAGAGCAAGCGCGGCGAGATGCTGTGCGACCGCTGCGGCCAGCCCTGCGACCTGGCGTGGCTCGAGCAGCGGCGCACGCGGCAGGAGCGGGTCGACCCGGCGGCGATGGTCCATGTGCATGAGACCCGGCAGGTGGATCGGGACGGCGAGCAGCGCGCGAACGTCGAGAGCGTGTGGCGTCGGGTGGCGCTCGAACGGCTGGTGACGCGCGTACCGGCCGACCTCCCGCGCGAGCGGTGGCGCTTCGACCTCGTGGCCTGGGCGCTGCTGCTCGACTACCGCGAGCAGGCGCTCGACGTGGGAATGCGGAGCTTCCCGCTTCTCCGGCCGTGGCACCCCGATCGCGTTTCTCGTGGAGTCGAGGAGGCGCGAGGCGTGGTCACCAGACGCGCGCTACGCGCGCCTGCGCTGACTTCGGAGGTGCTCGGGGAGCGCGGTGCCGGGGTGGCGGTCGATCTCGCGCGGGAGGCGTATCTCGGCGCGGAGAGGTCGGTCGGATGAACGACGATGTGGAGAACATCCTCTATCGCCACCGCGAGCCGAGCCCGGCAGCCGTCGGGAAGACGCTCGGCTACTCAGGCCGCTACGTGAAGGAGCTGTGCCGAAAGCTCGGGCTCCCGATGCGCGACGCGGCGCTCCCGGGCTCGACGCAGCACCGATGGCGCATCCCGATCGCGACCTTCCGCGCGCTCCGCCGCCATGTGCAGGGGGAGCAGCTGCGCGCTTCGTAGTGGAATCACTGGCGCGAGTGGAAATGGCACACGCCGGCGTTCCACGTGCAACGCCAAGTGGAAGGAAGTGGAACCCGTGGCCCCTGGGGCTTGCACGATTCAGAAATCCGCGCTTTTCTCCGCCGAGTCTGGCGTCTTGCGCTCTTCGCCCTGGCCACCCGGCCGGGGCGTTCGCGTTCTGGGCGCCGGATGGGCCTTGCGCTCGGGGATGGGGGGCCTCGGCGCACGGCCGCGTCGTCGCGCCCGGGCTGGGCTTGCACCCCGTCCGGCCCGGGTCGCGGGTGCTCGGGGGGAGTCGTGAACGTCACGATCACGCTCGACACCACGGCGTTTCGGCGCGACCTCGCGCGGGCAAGCGACGCCATCGTGCGTCGGGTGATGCCGAAGGCGATCAACCGCACGGCGTTCGAGATCCTGGACGCAGAGCGGACGGAGGCAGCGCACTCGTTCATGTTCGCTGGCCCGGCCACCCGGACCTACCTCGCTGGACGCGGCTCATTCCGCTTCGACGGCGCGACTGCCGATAAGCTTGAGGCGCGCATCACACCGCGCCAGCAGGAGCGAGCCCAGGCGATCCTCGCGAAGCAGCAGCGCGGGGCGACCGTGACGCCTGGGCAAGACGAGTCGATCGAGGCCGGCGGGATGCTCGCGATCCCGGTGGGTGCACGGCGCGGAGCACGAGGGCGCGTCCGCAGCTCGGAGCTGCCGGGTGCGCTCCTGCGCAAGGGTGGACGCGGGTACATCCGTGGTCGCGCCCTGCTCGTGCGCAACCGGCGAACGGGTGACGTGCGTGTGATGTACGCGCTCGCGCCGCGGGTCACGATCCCGGCACGGTTCGACTTCTACCGCGTGGCGCGCGAGACGGCGCTGCGCGAGTTCCCGCGGAAGGCGAGCGAGGAGTTCGCGAAGGCGCGGCTGCGGTGATGGGCAAGGAGCGTGCCATCGATACGCGCTCTGGTGTATAGCCCGCGGGCGCGTGCGCTTGCGCGTCGCCTTCGGGGAGCGGGTCCTTCCGGACGCACTCGTGAACGGGTCCGCGCGCGGCGCTCGCATCCGCTAGCCCGCGGGGGTCCAAGGGGTCGGGAAACTGCCGACGCACAAGCCCGACCTGACGCGCCTGACGGTGACCCAGCTCCAGCAGCTCTGCGGGCGCAAGCCCGAGACGATCCGGCGTCTGCTCGACGGTCTCGATCCGGTCCACCGTGACGGTCGCTCGGTGCACTACGACTCGCGCGCGGCGCTCGATCGGATCTACGGCGGCGAGGGACTGAACCCGGCTGCGCAGCGGGCTCGACACGATGCGGCGCGCGCGGATCTCGCGGAGCTCGACCTGAAGGAGCGGCTCGGGGACCTGGTGCCGCGGGCCGATGTGGAGGAGGCGCTGCTCGCGGTCACGTCACCGATCGCGTTGCGGCTCGATGCGCTGGCGACAAAGGCGGCGCCGGAGGCCCGCGCGACGCGCAGCGATGCCGAAGCGGAAGCGATCATCAAGCGGTTCGTCGACGAGGCGCGCACGGAGATCGCGGACGCCGGCCTTGCCTTCGCATCCCGCAGCCCGCGACGCCGTCGCGCTCGCGCTCGAAGTCTTGCGCCCGCCGCGTCGGCTGCGGGTGTCGCAGTGGGCGGACCAGGAGCGGAGGCTCAGTCCAGAGTCAAGCGCCGAGCCGGGTAGGTGGCGGACGGAGCGCGCGCCCTACCAGCGCGGCTTCATGGACGCGTTCTCCGAGGCGGCGGTGACGGAGCTCGTCGGTGTCTTCGCGTCGCAGACCGGCAAGACGGACTGCGTCCTCAACATCTTGGCGTCGCGGATCCACACGCATCCGGGACCGACGCTGGTGATCCTGCCGACGCTCGAGATGGCGGAGTCGTGGAGCAAGGACCGGCTGGCGCCTATGCTGCGCGACACGCCGGCACTGCGCGGGAGGGTGCGCGACGCGCGGTCGCGCGACTCCGGAAACACCGTCCGGCACAAGCAGTTTCCTGGCGGCCATCTCACGGCGTCGGGGGCCAACAGCCCTTCGAGCCTCGCGATGCGCCCGATTCGCGATCTCTTCTGCGACGAGATCGACGCCTACGGTGCGAGCGCTGGGACAGAGGGCGATCCGGTCAAGCTCGCGGATGTTCGCACGCGGGCGTTCTGGAATCGCAAGCGCGTCTACATCTCGTCGCCCCGGACGAAGGGGTCGAGCCGCCTCGAGTTGTTGTGGCAGAAGAGCGACCAGCGCCTCTACTTCGTGCCCTGCGCGCACTGCGAGAAGTTCCAGACGCTCAAGTGGTCGCAGGTCCACTGGGAGAAGGACGAGCAGGGAGAGCACCGGCCCGAGACAGCGGCCTACGCCTGCGAGCACTGCGGGGCGCTGTGGAGCGACCTCGAGCGCAACCTGGCGGTGAAGGCTGGCGAGTGGCGGGCGACGCGGCCTTTCCGCGGGTGCGCGGGGTTTCACATCAACGCGCTGGCGGCGCCGTGGGATAGCTGCCGGCTCGAGCTTCTCGTCGAGCAGTGGCTGGAGGCGCAGGGCAACCCGGAGCTTCTCAAGGTCTTCATCAACACGGTGCTCGCCGAGTGGTGGGACATCGACGTGCACGGGCTGAACGTCGACGACACGGGCTTGATGGCGCGACGCGAGGCGCTCGCGGAGATCGGCGGACGGATCGCGATTCCCGCGCCGTGCGCGTTGCTGACGGCCGGCGTCGACGTGCAGGACAACCGCTTCGAGGTCTCGATCTACGCGTGGGGGAAGGGCGAGGAGAGCTGGTGCCTCGGCCACGAGGTCGTCTTCGGCGATCCGTCGGCGCTCTCGACCTGGGACGCGCTCGACGCATTCTTGCTGCGACCGTGGCCGCGAGCTGCCGGCGGCGTCGATTTCATTCGCGGCGCGGCCGTTGACACGGGCGGCCACCACACCCAGGCGGCCTACGACTTCTGCGGCGCGCGCTTTCGGCGACCGACACCGGACGGTGGCCAGGCGTTCGTGTTCGCGATCAAGGGGCAGAAGGGCTCCGGCGAGCTCTGGCCGCGACAGGCGTCGAAGATCACCACGAAGGTCCCGCTCTGGCCGATCCGCGTCGACGTCGGCAAGGAGCAGGTCTATGGGCGCCTCGCGATCCACGAGCCGAGCCCCGGCTTCGTGCACTTCCCGAGCACGCTTGATCGCGCGTTCTTCAAGTCGTTGACCGCGGAGACGTGCATCGCGTCGGTCAACAAGAAGGGCTTTCCCGTTCGGACGTGGCAGCTCAAGAGGGGCGTGACGCGCAACGAGGCGCTCGACTGCGCGGTGTACGCCTACGCCGCCCTCTGCGGCCTGCGCGCGAACGGGTTCGATCTAGACGCCGAGGTGGAGCGGCTGCCGAGCCGCCCGGTGTTCGTGCCGGCGACCGCGGCGCCCGCCGGTCCGGGTCCGGCGGCACAGGGGACGCAACGGTACGACGAGGATCGGTCCTCCTGGCTCGGCGACACGCGCGACTGGCTGCGGAGGTGAGCGGTGGCGTGGACCTCCCAAGACGTTGACGCGATGAAGCGCGCGATCGCCTCCGGGATCCTGACGGTGCGGCACCTCGACGGGCGCTCGGTCAGTTACCAGAGCACCGAGGAGATGCTGAAGGCGCTCGGGGCGATGGAGGCCGAGGTCGCGGGCGGGTCGGGTGGCACGCGGTCGACCTACGCGAGCTTCACCCGTGACTGACACGCTCCTCGATCGCCTCATCGCGTACCTCTCGCCAATCCGCGGTGCGCAGCGGAGCGCGGCGCGGCGCGCGATCGAGGCGCTGTCCTACGAAGGCGCACGGCGCGGCCGGCGCGAGCAGGGCTGGGTGACCGGCGGGACCTCGGCGAACGCGGAGATCTCTGGCGATCGCCTGACGCTGCGCGACCGCGCGCGGTCGCTGCTGCGAGACAACGCCTACGCCAGCAAGGGCGTGGCGGTGCTCGTCACCAACCGCGTCGGCACCGGGATCCTGGCGTCGGCAGACGGGCAGAACAGGCGCGTGAACGAGCGCTTGAGTGCGCGCTTGGAGCGCTGGATTGATCGGTGCGACTACACGGGGCGCACCGACCTCTACGGCATCCAGGCGCTGGCCGAGCGCGCGAGGGTAGAGTCTGGAGAGTGCTTCATCCGGTTCGTTCGCCTGGAGGAAGGCGGCGACGACGACGACATCCCGCTCCGCCTCGAGGTGCTCGAGCCCGACTACCTCGACACGACGAAAAACGAGAAGCTCGAGAACGGGCGCGAGATCCGTGAGGGCATCGAGTACGCACGCGGGCGCCCGGTGGCTTACTGGCTATTCACGAACCACCCCGGTGAGAACTCGCCGATCTTCCCTTTCTCGCGGCAGAGCATCCGGGTCCCTGTATCAGAGGTCCTGCACTACTACCGGGTCCAGCGGCCGGGCCAGCTCACGGGCGTGACGGAGCTCGCGCCGGTGATCCGTCGTCTCTGGGACCTCGACGGCTACGCCGACGCCGAGCTGATGCGAAAGAAGATCGCCGCGTGCTCCGTCGGGTTCATCACGTCGCCGGCCGGGCTCCCCGGGGCAGCTCTAGGGCCCACCACGCTCGGCCAGGACGGTCGGCGCACCGAGACGATAGCGCCCGGCGTGTACCACTACGGGAAGCCCGGCGAGTCGATCACGTTCTTCGACCCGAAGCCGAGCGAGGGCTACAGCGAGTTCTTCGGGGTCGAGCTGCACGCGATCGCGTCGGGCCTCGGGATGCCCTACGAGCTGCTGACGGGAGATCTCTCCGAGGTGACCTATACCTCGCACCGCGGCGGTCTCGTGCAGTTCCGCGCGTCGGTCGAGGCCGACCAGTGGCAGCTCATCATCCCGCAGCTCGTCAGGCCGATCTGGGACGAGTTCGTCGCCTACGCCGAGATGACGCCGGGGCTGCACGTGCCGGCGAAGTTCACGCCGCCCCGCTTCGGGCTTCTCGATCCGGCGAAGGAGATCCCGGCGATGATCCAGGCCGTGCAGGGAGGCCTCCGGAGCTGGCGCGACACGATCCGACGCGAAGGGGACGACCCGGCGAAGGTGCTCGACGAGATCGAGGCGGAGCGCGAGGAGTTTGCCGATCGCGGAATCAGCGTGACGAGCATCGCACCGACGCCTAGCGCGGCGCCGACCCCAGAGGACGCGGCGGCATGAAGGCCGAGCTCGTGGTGCAGGACTTCGCCGGCTTCCACAACGGTGAGTACGAGCAGGGCCGATCGCGCGTGCTGACCGGCGGCTCGTGGAAGCGCCAGCGCATCATCATCGTCATCCCGACGGGCGAGTCGATCCCGGCGAAGGTGGCGCTCTCGCACTGGAACCTCGGGACACCGCCGAATAACCCGGTGATGCGCATCCTCGCGATCGGCATGGAGGTCGGTGAGGCGTACTCGAACGCGGTGGCGGGCATCCTCGCGGAGCCGGCGCTCGCGGACTGGGAGTACATGCTCACGATCGAGCACGACAACTTGCCGCGGCCGAACGGGCTGATCCGACTCCTCGAGCGCATGGAGGCGCACCCGGAGGTGCACTGCATCTCGGGGCTCTACTTTCAGAAGGGGGAGGGCGGCTATCCGCAGATCTGGGGCGACCCGAAGGACCCGATCCAGAACTTCCGCCCGCAGAATCCGGTGAACGGCGAGCTCGTCGAGTGCTGCGCGGTCGGCATGGGCTTCACGCTCTGGCGCCTCGCGATCTTCCGGGACGTGCGTCTGCGCCGTCCGTGGTTCGCGACGAAGAAGGAGCCGATGATGAGCCAGGACCTCTACGCCTGGGACGACCTGCGCCGGCACGGCTACCGCTGCGCGGTCGACTGTGCGGTGAAGGTCGGTCATCTCGACGGCGCGAGCGGGATCGTCTGGTGAGCCCGCTGAAGCTCGACCTCGGATCCGGCGGGACGCCCAAGGCAGGCTTCGCTGGCGTCGACATCCGCGACTGTGGCCAGGAGTTCGTGTTCGACCTACGGCTCCCTTGGAAGTGGGACGACGGCTCGGTGGACGAGATTTTCTGCTCTCATTTCGTCGAGCATCTGACGGCGATGGAGCGGATCCACTTCGCGAACGAGCTCTATCGCGTGTTGAAGACCGGCGGCACGGCGGAGATCATCGTCCCGCACTGGTGCAGCGGGCGCGCCTACGGCGACCTCACCCATCAGTGGCCGCCGGTGTCCGAGTTCTGGTTCCTCTACCTCTCGCGCGCGTGGCGAGAGAAGGAAGCTCCGCACACCTGCGAGGTCTACACCTGCGACTTCGTTGTGGAGTGGGGAACGTCGCTCGACCCGCAGATCGCGCTCCGCAACCAGGAGTTTCAGCAGTTCGCGGCGAAGTTCTACCGCGAGGCCTGCCAGGACATCGTCTCGACGTGGCGCAAACCGGAGGTGGCAGCGTGAAGGGCACCGTCCTGAATTTCCCGAAGCTTCGCGCTCAGGCGTCGTTCGTCCCGTCGACGCTTGACGCTGAGGCGCGGACCGTGGAGGTTCTCTTCTACTCCGGCGCCTCCGTGATGCGCTTCCCGTACTTCGACGACCCCTACGAGCTGACCTTCTCGCTCGATCCGCAGGCCGTTCGGATGGAGCGTTTCGAGAATGGCGCCTCGCTCGTCGACAACCACCGCGCCTACGGGCCTGTGTCAGAGGTGGTTCTCGGCGCCATCACGAAGGCATGGCTCGCGAAGGATGGGGGCCACGCCGTCGTCAAGATCGCCGAGGATCGACCGGAGATCCTCGCGCGAATCAGGGACGGAATCCTGCGCCACTTCTCGATGGGCGCGGTGATCCACCAGGCGCGCGACATCACCGAGAAGGGCGATCCGCACCGCAGGATCCTGGCGATCGACTGGGAGCCGCACGAGCTCTCCATTGTCCCCGTCGGCGCCGACCCCGGCGCCCAGGCTCTCTCGCAGCAGGCGGAGACGTTCCCCTGCGTTGTGCTCTCGAACGGCGCAGCCGCGCCACTCAAGGAGAAGACCATGAAAGTTCGACTGCTCGCCGCCGTCGCGGGTCTGGGGGAGGTCGGGGACCTCGTCGAGATCCTCGAGTCCGGGTTCGACGAGAAGCTCCACGTGAAGGAGCCGGCGGGGACGGATCCCGCGCCCGCGGCCGCCGACGACAAGTCCGAGGAGCGGCTGATGCAGGACGCGATGGAGTCCGACACCAAGCGCGCATCGCGCATCCGCGAGCTCGCGACCTTCTTCGAGCTCGACGACGTGTGGGCACAGCGGCACATCAAGCTCGGCAGCTCGATCAAGGCCGTGATCGCCGAGGGCCAGAAGAAGCGGGCGGAATCGGCACCCACGATCGATGGCCGTCTCACGGTCGGCGCGGACTACGACTCGATCGGATGGAAGAGCGCGCGGATGACAGAGGCGCTCGCGGCGCGAGCGATGCGGGCAGCGTGCCCGGAGCCGGCGCGTGCATTCGAGCGGCTCTCGATCGCTGAGGTTGCCTTCGCCATGCTCGAGCAGCGCGGCGAGACCCGCGGGCGCGCCCTGGATCCGATCCGGGCGGCCTACGAGGTCGTCAAGCTCGCGATGGGGACCTCCGACTTCCCCGGGCTCCTCGCCAACGTGCTGAACAAGACGCTCATGCCGGCCTACCTGGCGGCTCCGGCGTCCTTCCGCACGATCGCCCAGCTGCGGCAGTTCCGGGACTACCGCCCGCACCGCTTCGTGCGCGCCGGTGACTTCCCGATCACGCTCCAGGTGGGCGAGGGCGGCGAGGTCACCGAGGGCGCGATGGGCGAGTCGAGCGAGACGGTGACCGCGCTCAAGTACGGTCGCATCCTCAACATCCTCTGGGAGGTGCTCGTCAACGACGACGTGGGCGCGTTCAACGACTTCGGTGGGATGGTCGCGCGGCGCATCGTGGATCGCGAGAACGCGCTGTTCTACGCGATCTGCATCGTCGCCGGGTCCGGGCTCGGTCCGGCGCTCGCCGACGCGGTCGCCGTCTACAACGCGGCGCACGCGAACGTGAACTCGGCCGGTGCGCTGTCGAACGATCGCCTGGGCGAGGCGTTCGCCCTCATGGCGGTGCAGACCTCGATCGACGGGATCAAGGTCAATGTTCCACCGCGCTACGTCCTCACGTCGGCGACCTCGCACATCCTGGCGCGGACTCTCCTGAAGGAGATCTTCCCGACCACGGCGTCTGGCGTGAATCCCTTCGCGGGGATGATCGACCCGATCTACGACGCCAACCTGACGGGCGTTCGGTACTACGTGCTGGCCGACCCGGCGCGCCTGCCGAACTACATCTACGGCACGGTGAATGGGCTCGGGCCGCGCTTCGAGGTCCGGCAGGGCTTCGAGGTCGAGGGCGTGCAGGTCAAGGCCGTCCACGACTTCGGCTGCGGCGCGCTCGACTTCCGCGGCGGAGTCACCGGCGCCGGCTCCTAGTCGGCATCGGATCGCAACCACCACTCATCGGAGGAGACTTCCATGTCCGATCTCGTCAGGCAGAGCGTCGCCAACGTCGTCCCGGTCGCATTCTCGACCGGGTCGTCGGTCCCCGGCGGCCAGGGTGTGCTCTTGGTCAACCTCTTCGGGGTCGCCGAAGTCGACGTGGCGGCGACAACGGCCGCAGCAGTGGCGCAGCTTCGCGTCCGAGGAGGCGTTCAGATCGCGAAGGCGGGGTCGCTGGCGGTGGCCGTCGGCGATGTCCTCTACTGGGACGACTCGGGAAAGGTGGTGAACAAGACGAACACCACCAAGGAGG